AACTACAAGATGCTCCAGTCGTTTATCATAGAGCATTTTTGCGAACCAGTGTTCACAGCTTGGCTAGACAGTGCGCTCGACTTTGGCTCGATGAACATCCCAGCGACCTCAGAAAAGTTTAACAAGTTCTCTCTGAACGCTATCTTCCGTGGCCGTGGCTTTGCTTGGGTTGACCCTCAGCGTGAGATTGCTGCGTCCGTCACCGCTATCAACAATGGCCTGTTGAGCATGAGCGATGTCGCCGCCAATTACGGGCGCGATGTCGAAGACCTGTTCTCGCAAATCCAGAGCGACAAAGAGATGGCCGAACGCTTCGGTCTGTCTATGGCGTTCGAGCCATTCGGCAACAAGTCACCAGCTACACCAGATGTAGAAACAGGTGAAGACGATGGCTAGTTATCTCCCAACCAAAGGAATGGTCACTGCTGCCAAGCGTGGCCTAGAGTGGCGGCGCGAATATGGTCGCGGCGGAACAGCCGTTGGCGTTGCGCGTGCGCGTGACATCTCTAACGGTAAGCGTTTGTCAGAAGACACCGTCAAGCGGATGCACAGCTACTTCAGCCGACACGCCACCAACAAGGCGAAGCACTACGATGCCAAAGAGACTGATGGTGGGCCTACGGCTTGGAGAATTGCATGGGATTTGTGGGGTGGAAGCGCAGGCTTCACATGGTCGAAGGGTATTACCGACCTATTGAAAAAAGAAGACAAAGAGCGTAACATTGATGAAACTCTGGAAAAGGATTTAGACATGAGTGAAGAAACACCCGAAGTTGAAGTCGAAGTGAATGAGACAGAGGAACGTCATGTTGTTGCTGTTGAGGAAACTGACGAAACAGTTACCGTCACTTTTGAGAAGCACGAAGCTGAGGCAGAAGAAGCCGAAGCAGAAGAAGTAGTCGAAGAAGCCGTGGTTGAAGCCTCGGACGAAACCGACGAAGAACGCTTCCTCACAACCGAAATCCATCGCCGCGCCACTGACATGATGTCTGGTGCGATTGATGCTGAAACACGCCGAGTAAAGATTGCAGTCTCCAGTGAAGCACCTGTAGAGCGCAGCTTCGGCAAAGAAATTCTCGACCACACCGAAAAGAGTGTTGATTTGTCGTTTGCGAAGTCTGGGCGTATGCCGCTCTTACTCGACCACGACCCTCGCTCCCAAATAGGCGTGGTAGAGGATGTTACTCTCGATAGTTCGTCTCGCGTGTTGCGAGCAACAGTTCGGTTTGGTAAGAACGGAATGGCTAAAGAGGTGTTTGATGACGTAACGGATGGCATCCGTTCCAACATCAGTGTTGGCTACCAAGTCAGCAAAATGCAGAGGGAAGGCGAGGATAGCTACCGCGTCAACTCTTGGAAAATCCACGAGGTATCTTTGGTCTCAATTCCTGCGGATGAAACTGTAGGCGTTGGTCGGGCTAAGGACACCTCAATCAAACCTAAAACTGAAATTATCGAAATTAAGGAGACACAAATGTCTGACATCGATATCAATGTTGTTGCCGAAGAAGCACGTTCTTCGCGTAACAAAGAAGTCGCCACAATTATTGAATTGGGCGCAAAGCACGAACGTAGCGACATGGCTGCTAAAGCTGTTGCCGAAGACAAAACTCTTGACCAGTTCCGTGGTGAACTGCTCGAAGTTATCGGCGACAAGCCTCTCGAAACTGCTGAAGTTGGTCTGACCAAAACAGAAGTTCGTGAGTTCAGCGTAATGCGCGCTATCCGTGCAATGGCTAACCCATCCGACCGTCAAGCCCAAGAAGATGCTCGCTTCGAAATGGAAGTTTCCGAAGCCGCACAACGCGCAACTGGCCGTAACGCCCGTGGCGTAATGCTTCCTACCGAAGTTCTTCGTTCGTGGACACGCGATGTAAACACATCTGACGATGCAGCCCTGATTGCGGAAGACTTCCGTGGCGGCGACTTCATCGACGTGCTTCGCAACGCTTCGAGCGTAATGGCTGCTGGTGCAACCGTTCTTAACGGTCTGCAAGGTTCTGTTGCCATTCCTAAGAAATCGGCTGCTTCGTCTGCTGGTTGGATTGCCACCGAAGGTGCTGCCTCTGCTGAGAGCGAGCCTACCTTTGGTCAGGTAACAATGGCTCCAAAAGTAGTCGGCGCGCACACTCAGATTACACGTCTGATGATGCAGCAGTCTTCTTTGGACATCGAGAACCTCATCCGTAACGACCTTGCTCAAGGCATCGCCTTGGCAATCGACAACGGTGCGCTTCAAGGTTCTGGTTCGTCGGGTCAGCCTACAGGCATCAAGAACACTTCGGGCATCAATGCTCCGACTGATTTTGCTGCTGCCAACCCAACCTTCGCAGAAGTTGTTGCAATGGAAACTGCCGTTGCTGAAGACAACGCTCTGTTGGGCAACTTGGCTTACATCCTGCCAGCCTCCATGTATGGTGCGCTGAAAACAGCACTGAAAGACGCTGGCTCGGGTCAGTTCGTAGTTGGCCCAGACGGTCAAATCAATGGTTACAACGCTATTGTTTCGAACCAAGTCACTGCTGGCGACCTTTTCTTCGGAAATTTCCAAGATGCCCTGATTGGCTTATATGGGGGACTAGACATCGTTGTAGACCCATACAGCAACAGCACAAGCGGCACAGTAAACGTAACTGCATTGCAAACTTGCGATGTAGCTGTTCGTCACGCTGTCAGCTTCGCTGTCAACAACGATGGTGCCTAGGCACTAACGATAAGAAACGGGAGAGGGGCTTCGGCCTCTCTCCTACCTTCTTTTAGATATAGGTGGAAATATGTTTTATTTAGTATTGAAGAACACAGTCGTAAGCGGCATCAAAGCCAAAGCTGGAGACGTGGTAGAGATTAACGACACGAACGAAAGCAGTTCGCTTGTCGCAATGGGTCGCGTAGAGGCAACATCTGCTCCGCAGCCTAAGAAAGTAAAAGCACCCAAGAAGGTTGCTAACCGAGCCGTAACAGACTTCGACACCCCAGAGGCCGACTAATGGCAGTTGAAACCGCAACCGAACTTGCAGTCTTTTTTGAGGCTGACGACTTTGCGGTTACTGCGTCCTATACTCCGCAGGGTGGCTCAAGCACGAATGTTCTCGGCATTTACGACCAAGAATACCTTGAGCTTGACAGTGGCGGCAGTGTTGCATTCGCGATAAATCAGCCCCGATTCCAGTGTGCCACAGCCTCTGTGTCATCTGCTGCTGAGGGTGACACTATGGTAATTTCTGGCGTCAGCTATCGGGTTACTGTTGTCCAACCTGATGGCACTGGCGTCACTACGCTGGTTCTGGAGAAACAGTAATGGCTCACGTCCGTAAGACAATCAGAGACAACATCACAACGACCTTGACTGGTCTGGCGACGACTGGTTCGAGCGTATATCAGACGCGCTTCTACCCACTGGCTGAAGCCAAGGTTTCGGGTCTCTGCATCTACACCAACAGCGAAGATGTTGAATACACCACGATGACAACACCTCGCACACAGATGCGCTCTCTCGACGTTACTGTCGAGGCATATGTCAAAGGCACATCGAACATCGACGACACGCTCGACACGATTGCTGTTGAGGTCGCCGAAGCCCTTGCCGCAGACGTTACTCGTGGCGGCAATGCGAAGGATACGAAGCTCACTCGATTTGAAGCGACTTACGCGGGAGAGGGCGACCAGCCTGTCGGTGTTGGGAGTTTTACGGTTGAAGTTTTATATGCTACAATCGAGAACGATATCGAAACTGCTGTATAGGATTGACACTATGGCAAAGCGAGTTACAGTTTACAAAGGCTCTGACGCAATTGAAGTCTGGGAAGACAAAGTCGAGAACCTTCTGAAGAAGGGTTGGGCTACTGATAAGGCCAAGCCAAAAGCCGAGGTGAAGGCTAAAACACCAAAACCTAAAGCAACCCAAACCAACGAGGCATAAATCATGGCAACTCATACTGGCAGTGAAGGCACTGTAAAAATCGGCAGCGATACCTTATCCGAGATTCGCTCTTACACAATCGAAAGCTCTGGCGAGACCATCGAGAACACAACTATGGGCGACTCTGCTCGCACATACGTTGCTGGCTTGACAACTTTCAGCGCATCCTTCGAGGTCTTCTTCGACGAAACAGACACTGCACAGAACGCAGTTGATGCTGGCACATCTGTCACCTTCTCTGTATACCCAGAAGGTGCTGAAGCTGGCGACACTTACTACACTGGTTCTGGCATTGTTACTGGCCGCTCAGTTACTGCATCTTTTGATGGCATGGTTGAGATGGCTCTGTCCGTTCAAGGAACAGGCGCACTGACCGAAACAACCGTTTAACTTTAACAGACAAGGGGTGGCACTATGTCTGCACTAGGCGAGCGCATTAGCGCAAAGACAACACTCGACGCAAAGCGTGTCGAGGTAGCACAATGGGGTGACGAGAACGGGCCTTTGGTTCTTTTCGCCACCCCACTAAGCTGCGGTGACTTCAATAAAATTCAACGCAAGCATCCTGACTTCCTCAACAGCATGACCGTCGAGGGTCTCGTCGATATGGTTATCTTGATTGCCAAAGACGCTGAGGGCAACAAGGCATTCGACATAGCCGACAAGCCAGTCCTTATGCGTCAACCTGTTGGCGTGGTCTCTTCGGTGGCTGGTGACCTCATGGGTGATATCTCTCAGGTCGATGACGTAAAAAAGGACTAAGCGATGACCGACTGATGGTTATCGCTTTGGCCGACCGCCTTGGAAAGACCATTGGCGAAATTGAAGAAATGCCCTACAATGAACTCGTCGAATGGGTTGCGTATCTGGAGCATATAAACGATGGCCGAAACACCTCTTAAAATTCCTATTGTCGCCTTTGATAAAACAAGGGCTGCATTTTCGTCTGTTAGAGGCGGATTGAATAAGGTCAAAGGTTCTATCTTTAGTGTCAAGGGCGCGTTAACTGGCCTCGCTACTGCTGCTGGAGTTAAGAAGCTGGCATCAGATATCGACAGCCTCGCTAAACAATCATCTCGCCTTGGCGTAACCGTCAACCAACTACAGACACTGCAATTTGCCGCGTCTCAAACAGGCACAGATGCGAACGAGTTGGCCAAGGGTTTTGAGAAGTTCAACAAGTCAATCTCTGAAGCCTCTGGTGGTGTAGGAACGGGCGTCAAGGCTTTCGAGGCTCTTGGCGTTAGTCTCACTAACAATGATGGCACATTAAAGGATTCGGACACCCTGCTAGGCGAGGTTGCTGACGGCTTTACAGGCATCAAGGCTCCTGCTGACCGCGTCCGCATCGCGATGGATTTGTTTGGTCGCTCTGGTGCTGGCATGGTCAACATGCTGCAAGATGGCTCGGCGCAGTTGGCAGAAACTCGCGCAGAGTTTAACAAGTTAAGTATTGAGCTAACTGGCCCCCAAGCCAAATCTGTTGAGAAAGCCAACGACCTTTTTGACAAATTGAAAAGAACTTTCGTCTCCATAGGGCAGCAAATCACAGTTGCAGTATTGCCTGCCCTCGCGTCTATTGCCAAGGTCATAACCCAAGTCATATTAGTGTCTTTCGCTAGGCTGATTGAGAACTTGGGTGTTCTGCAAGTCGCGTTTGCTAAGTTCTTTAACAAAACTTTCGCCACGCTTCCTATGTTTAGTAAGATGTCAGAAGAAGCGTTTGGCTCAGAAGCTGCTAAAAAGATGCGTGCCATAGCTGACGCATACAATTCTGTCAGTGGCGAGGTTGACAAGGTTGGACAGGGCGGCGAAGGCGCGGCGCAGGGCATCGAGAGAATGGAGACAGCACTTGATAAGTCTGTTGCTAAGTTAAAGGGCTTCTCCGAAGCCTCCAAAGACGTTAAGGCAAACCTAGCAGATGTCGCTCTAAAAGGCGTCAACAGTTTGACAGATAGTCTAGTGTCCGTAGTGAACGGGACTAAGTCTGCCAAAGAGGCATTCAAGAGCATGGCCGCAAGCATAATCAATGACCTACTGAAAATTATGATACAGAAAAGCATCACTGGGGCTTTGGGTGGTGCGCTTGGAGGCTTCTTTGGCCCGACACCAGTCGCAGCTATTGGTGGGACGATGCAGCGAGGGCGAGCCACTATTGTAGGCGAAAGAGGCCCTGAGTTGTTTTTACCAAGCTCGTCAGGGGCTATTGTTCCGAACAATCAGATGGGTGGAGGCGGTGGCACAACAGTCAACCAGAGCATCAACATTTCCACGGGAGTGTCTCAGACTGTTCGCGCTGAGATTACACAACTTATGCCGCAAATCGCAGAAGCATCGAAAGCAGCCGTATTAGATGCTCGCCGCCGTGGCGGTTCATTTAGTAAGGCTTTCTAATGTCTATTGCTTATCCACTAACTCTACCGACTGTCTCAGGTATTCGCTCGATTAACCTACGCGCTAGAAATGCCGTTGGTCTGTCACGCTCACCATTCACGTTCAAGGAGCAGGTCTTTTCCCACGGTGGCCAAATGCTTGAGGCGGAGATTAGCTTGCCTCCGATGACCCGCGCCGAGGGCGAGCAGTGGGTGTCCTTCTTAATTAAGCTAAAGGGTATGGAAGGAACATTCCTGCTAGGCGACCCATCTGCCGCAACGCCGCGAGGCTCTGCTGCCACGACACCTGGCACACCTGTTGTCAACGGCGCAGGGCAGACGGGCGATGACTTGACTGTTTCTGGCCTTCCAGCAGATGTTGATGGCTACCTTTTGGCGGGTGATTATATTCAGCTAGGCACAAGCGTCTCAGCAACGCTGCATAAGGTTCTCAACGATGTTGACACTAACGCAAGTGGCATCGGCGTGATTGACCTATATCCCTCTATCAGAACAGCCCCATCTAATGAGGCTCCGGGGAATGTGGTTGTCGTATCTAACGCCAAAGGTGTATTTCGTCTGGCGACTAATGAAACAAACTGGTCAATCAATGAGGTCACGCATTACGGTTTAACCTTTGCTGCGGTTGAGGCGATAGCATGAGCCGCGATATTCCTGTCGGGTTTAGCGATGCGGTTGAAGCCCCGACAGTTGATGTTTTCTTCGCCATTGAACTGTTTTTTGATACATCAACACTTCGTTTTTGGTCTGGACTTGGCGAGGTCGAACTCAACGAGAAGAAATATGTAGGAAGTGGACAGATGATACAGATTTCGTCCGTCGATGAGACGCTAGACGTTTCCGCCAAAGGCGCAACTCTGACGCTTTCTGGTTTACCATCTGACCTTCTTAGCCTTGCGATACGAGAGCCATACCAAGGGCGGAAGTGCAAAATATATTTCGGTATCAAGGACAATGCGTCTCAGTTTCTGCAACAAGAAAATGACGATTACATTTTGACGGAGACGGGTGCATATATTGACACCAATACCGTCTCACCAGTAAATGTAATGGCTGAAATCTTCTCAGGTTACATCGACCAAATGAACATCGACGAGGGCGCGGAAAGCAGTTCAATCGCCGTTTATGTCGAAAGCCGACTGATTGATTTACAGCGTCCGCGCGAGCGAAGGTATACGAGCCAGAACCAACGCTCGCGGTTTCCGAACGACCGTGGGTTTGATTTCGTCGAAGACTTACAAGCCAAGAAATTTCAGTGGGGTCGGTGATGAGACACGAGGACTGGGAAGCTAGACTAAACGAGATGATTGAGAACCTCCGCGACGAGCCTATGGTTTGGAGCGTCAA